CTATGAAGGAGTACATGACGAATACTTCTTAGAAAACGCAGAACAACATGACATGCCTAAAGGATCAATCTTGTTTTACAATACTCGTTTAATGCATTCTACTATGCCATTGCATTTACCCAAAAAACGTTCTATTCTATTGATTAATTACCTTAGAAGTGATATAATAGAAGAAATAAAAGACGAAGATAACGTGTGGAGTTCTAATGGCAAATGATGTAATGATAGATATGGAGACTTTAAGTACTGATCCAGATTGTGTGATATTAACAATTGGTGCAGTACGATTTGATCCTATGGGAACTGGGGTCGCAGAAACATTAGAACTACGCCCTGAGATAGATTCGCAAACAGAAGAATTAAATAGACATATAAACCCTGATACACTAAGGTGGTGGGGAGAACAAAGCGAGGATGCAATTGATGAAGCAATGGGTGACAGAGACAGGATACCGTTTAAAGACGCAATGGATCAGTTATACAAGTTTTGTTGGAACCGCAGAGCAGTTTGGAGTAATGGTGCTGGTTTTGATATTGTTGTTGCAGAGAATGCTTTTAGGCAACTAGATTCTGCAATACCTTGGCCCTTCTATACTATAAGAGACACAAGAACAATCTTTGATCTTTGTAATGTCTCGTTAAAAGATGGTAACTTTGTTACTACTCACAAGGCTGTAGAAGATGCAGAGCATCAAGCAATCGTTGTACAACGTGCATATCAGAAACTAAAACAAGCAGGACTTAAATGAGTATCCAGTCAGACATTGATATCGATTTCGGTGACAGAACTAAGTTACTAAAGTTAATTAAACATGTGCCTGCCGCTATGCGTGAAGTTGATCCAATGAAGAAACATCCGACTGGTGTATACATTACTGATGTTCCATATGACCCTATCAATGATATGTGTAATTTAGATTACAAAGAAGCAGATCAACGAGGCTTCTTTAAACTAGATTTATTAAATGTCAATATTTATAAAGCAGTGACAGATGAATTGCATTTGATAAGTTTAATGTGTGAACCTAATTGGGAAAGATTAAAAGAAAGAAATTTTGTTTCAGTGTTATTACATCTGAATAAGCAGTTTGATCTCATGCAAAAGATGCCTGAGCCTATTGATAGTATACCAAGACTAGCAATGTTTTTAGCTATAATTCGTCCAGCAAAAAGAAATCTTATTGGGCAGACTTATAAAGAGATAAGTAAAACTGTGTGGATTGATAACAATACAGGATACACATTTAAAAAATCTCATGCTGTAGCATATGCACAATTAGTTGTGGTACACATGAACTTATTAGAGGAACAAGATGAGCGAATATGATGATGTCGTAGAACGACAAAGGGTAATAATAGAAGCCGAGAAATGGGCTAAAGGTGTTAAAGGAATACATGCTCATTCTTTAACATCACTGTGGTATGAAACAAACCCAGACAGAACAGGTAATGATTTATCTGTAATAGATATTGAATTTAATGACGGCGTAATCGAAAGAGAGTATATTAAAACAGGTAAGGTAGAATCAATCGGTGAACATCTAACCGGTCAAGCACTTTACGATGAATTTGGAAGGCACAACAGATAATGGAAGAACTTAACTTAACACTACTTAAAGAATCTGATCCTAAATTAAAACAACCATGCGAAGATTGGGACTTTAAGTTAGACGGTGATCCTACTGAACTAATCAAGGCAATGACAAAGGTTATGTTTAACCCTAATCATCCTGGCATCGGTCTAGCGGCACCTCAACTCGGTGTAATGAAAAATATATTCATTATGGGAACTGATGAAAAGTTAATGGCTTTTATTAATCCTAAAATAGATGAACTCAGAGGAGAGCAAAACTTATTTTTAGAAGGTTGCTTAAGTTTCCCTGATCTATGGTTGCATGTACGAAGACATACTGAGTGTATAGTATCGTATTATCAAATCGATGGTGAAGTTGTCAAAGAAAAACATATGGACGGCATACAAGCCCGTGTATTCTTACATGAATACGATCATCTATTAGGTGTAACGTTTGAAGAACGTGTACAAAGTAAACTTAGTTTAGAATTGGCTAAGAAACGCAGAGCAAAAAAGAAACGTCAAATTGCTAAGATGACTAAAAGACTTAGTAAGACCGTTTTACCAGAGTAATAGATTTTCTCTTAACTCTTTTCTTTTGAAAGTCAGTCATACTGACAATAGGTCCGTGCAACATTGTTAACGATTTGTTATTGAATGTTCTTAAGAAAGGTTTAAACATCGACCATTCTGCTTTCAAAAACAAATGAATAGGTATCTGACGATTAGATTCCCACCACCAGACATCACCTAACTCTAAAAACTTTATACGTTTTTCAGCATCAACTATAGCACCATAATCATAGATAGTAGTGACTAGATCATCACGGTTTTGAACAATCCCTACAAAGTCTTGGCCAGCATATTGTAATACTGAAATAAACGGATGTGAGTCAGTCAGTTTTGTGAAAAAGTCTATTGGTTTTTTGTTGTCTGTCATATATGTAAAGTATTTATAAGCCTCAGAAAAATGGTTATATTTCTTGGTTATGATACTCAATGATAAATATATATTATAGGAGATTAGAATTTGTGTCGTACACTACATCAGTATATACATATACAGTCAGACAAACCGTTGTCGTTTTGTCCGGAACAAGCCCGAGGAAATATATGCCAGTTTATTCAAAACCATTAACGTTAAATAAAGGCGTTGATAATCAATTGCAGTTTCAGTTTTTGAATCAAGCACAGAAGCCTGTAGACTTATCATCGATTGCTACTGCCAATCTTCAGATATCCTTCAGGGCTATTAATTCAGATGGTACCGAGGTCCTTCTAAGAAAGGCCCTGACTCCAGTACTTGATGTCAATGGCATCTTTGTTCTAAACACAACAGCCGCTGAAATCGAAGACATTTCAGCACAACAAGCATATTACTCATTAGAATGGCCAAGTGGTAATCTTAACTTACCAGTATTTGTAGATTCTAAAGCAGGTGCAAGAGGTGATCTTAACATAGTAGATTCTGTTCTACCTTCTTTTGTACCATCGCAAACAGTAACTATACCTAGTGATCAAACATTCCCTGCTAATACTGCTAATGCAAACACAGAAGCAGTTACATTTTATTCAAGTGTAATTAATACACAAGACAATCCTGTGTTAACTACATCAATAGATTATGCAAACTATGTCGGCAACGTAACTATACAAGGCTCTACTATTGTTGATTCAAGTTACTATGATATCAATTCATTTAGATATGGCAATGCGGCGAACAGTAATAGTGAATCAGGAACAATTGGATACACTGTCGATGGATATCATCCATTCATTAAACTTAAATTTGAAGCAAATGTGGGTAACATAGTCACTGTTTTGGCAAGATAACTTACCCATCGCACTTGTTTTAACACTCTCTTTCGTGTATAATATCAGTTATGTTTGATATACTCACGGTTATACCCGGCAAAAAGAAAAACACGCAAAGCGGTTGGACATCGTTCAATGCTCCTTGTTGTTCTCATAATGGTCATAACCCTGACAAACGTATGCGTGGTGGAATCAAATCAGACGGAGATGATTGGCAGTTTCATTGTTTCAATTGCAACTTCAAATGTGGCTTCAAATTAGGTAGAGCAATAAGCAAGAAAACAAGATCATTTTTGTCATTGTGTTATATGCCCGATGCAGATATCAACAAGTGGTCATTGCATTCTATTCAGCACAAAGACTTGTTAGATTCTCTCTTACATAAAAAGAAACAAATTAAATTGCCTAAGTTCAAAGAACAAGAAATGCCTGAAGGAGAATTAATTTACACAGCAAACAAAGAGCATCAAGTGTATATTGATTACTTAAACAAAAGAGGGTTACAACATAATGATTACCCTTTCATGGTCAATCCTAAAGCAGAAGGCAGACAAGCACTGGGTATTGTTATCCCATATACATATGAAAACAAAGTCGTTGGTAGTACAATTAGATTCATGGATGATAGAAATCCTAAGTTCATTAACGATCAACAACAGGGTTATGTGTTTGGTACAGACTTACAGAAAGAAGATTGGGAAGTTGTCTTAGTATTTGAAGGCATCTTTGATGCAATCTCAATGAATGGATTAGCATTAACGCATGATACAGTTAATGATAATCAAGTTGCTGTAATTAACAAATTGGGCAAACGTGTTATTGTTGTTCCTGATCAGGACAAAACAGGATTAGGTATATGCGAAAGAGCATTAGAATTAGGTTATGATGTGTCTCTACCCAATTGGTCAGAAGACATTAAAGATGCAAACGATGCAGTAATTAAATATGGTCGTCTGAATACACTACTAAGTATATTAGACGCCGCTACAAACAGTAAAGTCAAAGTAGAAGTTATGAGGAATAAAATTGCTAAAAGAATTTAACGCAGACGTACAAGAATTGTTCTTGCGAATGATGGTAACAAACGCAGAGTTGTTTGTTAGAGTTACTAACATCTTCAATTCTGAAAACTTTGATCGTAGACTAAGACCTGTTGCAGAGTTTATGAGAGAACACTCTACTGATTATAAAGTATTGCCTGACTCAACACAAATTAAAGCAACAACAGGTGAGACAATCGATCCAGTTGCTGATTTAGATGAAGGTCATTATGAATGGTTTATGAATGAGTTTGAATCATTCACTCGTAGACAAGAACTAGAAAGAGCAATCATGGAGTCAGCAGACCTTTTAGATAAAGGTGATTATGATCCTGTTGAGAAGTTAATCAAAGATGCAGTTCAAATATCATTACAAAGAGATTTAGGTATCGATTACTTTGCTGACCCAAGAGGTCGTCTTATGCATTTGAAATCAAGTAACGGTCAAGCATCTACTGGCTGGCCTTGTTTAGATCAAAAACTCTATGGTGGATTCAACAAAGGTGAACTACAAATCTTTGCAGGGGGTTCAGGTTCAGGCAAGTCATTGTTCATGCAAAATCTATCTGTCAATTGGGTAGAGCAAGGCTTATCAGGTGTGTACGTCACACTAGAGTTAAGTGAAGAACTATCAGCAATGCGTGTCGATTCAATGTTGACTGATACTAAAACAAAAGAAGTGTTCAGAGACTTGGACAATGTTGAAATGAAAGTAAAGATGAAACAAAAAGCATCTGGAAACTTTCAAATTAAGTATATGCCGGCTCAGTCTACAGTCAATGATCTTAGAGCATTCACTAGAGAACTGCAAATACAAACAGGAAAGAAACTAGACTTTATGTGTGTTGACTATTTGGATTTGTTAATGCCTGTAAGTGCTAAAGTAAGTCCTAGTGACTTGTTTGTTAAAGACAAATATGTATCAGAAGAATTACGTAACTTAGCAAAAGAGTTGGATATAATCTTTGTAACTGCATCACAGTTAAACAGAAGTGCAGTCGAAGAAATCGAATTTGATCACAGTCATATCTCAGGTGGTATCAGTAAGATTAACACAGCAGACAATGTGTTCGGTATCTTTACATCACGTAGCATGAGAGAACGTGGACAGTATCAGATTCAGTTAATGAAGACAAGATCAAGTGCAGGTGTAGGACAAAAAGTCGAACTAGCATTTGATGTTGACACATTACGTATCACAGACCCCGGTACTAATGCTCCAACTCAGAATACAGCACAACCGTCTGCACAATCAATCATGGATAAGTTTAAAACAACATCACAAGTAGGAGCAACTGATCAAGCAGTACATGAACAAGTTGATACACAACAAAAGAAAGTAAATGGTGATGTGCAAAGTACTAAACTCAAGTCATTACTGAACACATTGAAAGACAAATAATATCCATTTTGGTTACCCAAGACTAAATAGTAGTAAGGAATTACACTTATGCAAAAGAAAACAAAGAGCCTGCTAGAAGAACTAGAAAATTTCGGTACTAACCGAGACATTCCGCATATTGTCGAATCACGCGGCAATAATATCATCACTAGTGCTGTTAATCTAATTGAATTTATCCAACGTAATTATGATGATGGTCAGGCTGAACAACTAGAAAAGAAATTACTAAGTGCTATCCGAGGAAGAGACAAGAGTCGTTTTTCAAAAACGATTAAAAAATTTAATGGATAAGTATTTAAATGAAATTCGATGATGTAATAGTAAAAGAAAACTTCTTAGGTGACATAGGCAATAAAATGTTTGGTCGCCAAAAAGGTGGCAACGTTGCTCCTGATCCTAAAGTAATGAAAGGACTTAGTACAGGCGGAGAAGTTACTTACGTAGATAAACTAGCAAAGAAACTCTTTATGGCAGACTTTATGAGTGATGTAATATCATCAGTTGATGCAGGCCTTAAGTCAGGACTAATTATTCATCCAAACCCTGTAGACACAGGTGCAGACATCAAAAAGCCGTATGACAAATACAACGAACCTACATATAGAAGGCAAGGCATGCCTGAGCCAAAGTTAAGTCCGGGCCAGAAGCCTGGCAGAATGATAGACCCTAAAACAGGTAAATTCATTAAGGGTAATCAGAGTGGCAGACAATATGCAGAATCTTATATTTCACTAGATAGAATCTTAGAAAGTATAATTGAAAACAACGGCGAAACATCTAATCCAGGTGGCGGCAGACAATTACACGAATTTTTATCAGACTGGTTCGGCCAGTGGATGCAAGGAGTTGAACTTAGTAAAAGTAAAGATGTGTTTAAAGAGATATTCGACAAACTACAAGTAGAATATGATAACTCTCCGAATCCAGAAAAACCAAACATTGATAGAAATATTCTTAAGCAATTAGGCGACGGTGCATGGGCTATATCATCATCTTCACCTAAAGGTGCCGAAAATGCAGAAGGCTCAGATAAAATTAAGAAAAGCATTGATGCTAGAACAGATGAGCCCATAGGAGCAAGACAGTCAAGTGACGTTTCTGGCCAGGCACCCCAGGCCCCAGACGCTAAGAAAATAAAAATTCCAGTTGGCACACAAGATACTATGGGCAATAGAAACTATGTATGGAAAGGTGCACAATGGCAAGACGTACAGAGTAAGCAAATGGCTCCGGCACAAGTACAAAAAGCATTAACTCAACAACTGATTAAAAAACAAAAAGCCAAGAGAGGCGTCCCGGTAGCACCAGTAGCACCAGCAAAAGCAAACGTAGCAGAGTCTCAAACTAATTCAGCAATACGAGCAGAAAAAATCGCACTATTGAAAACGAGATAACAGTGAGCCTCTCAGAAGTCATTGCTAAGTCATTACGACAACTAGAAAAAATTAATTTAAATGAAGGTGCTGGACACTTAGAACATCCAGAAGACCTTGTGTTTCTAGGTGATGAACAAGGCGCCAGACAAGCAATCACACAAATAGAAAATACTATTAAACAACCCGGAACCATTACAATCAAATGGGACGGTTATCCTGCATTGATCTTCGGCCGTGGTAAAGACGGCAGATTCTCTGTTATGGACAAGCATATGTTTAATAAGAAAGATGGTACAGGTAGACAAGTATTTTCACCAGAAGAATTTAAAGCATATGATGATGGTCGGCAAGTAAACAGGGGAGACTTGTATAGTATTATCGCAAGAGTCTGGCCTGGACTTGAAGCATCAGACAGAGGAGCAACAGGCTTCTATTGGGGAGACTTATTGTTTAGTGAGCCGTTAGTAGAAAATGACGGCATATATAAATTTAAAGCAAACCCTGGTGGCATCACATATACAGTTGATGCTAAGAGTGAGATTGGCCATCTACTTTCTGATAAACAGGCTGCCATCGCAGTACATCAATTTATTCCACCGAATGCAATGACAACTGATGAAGCAGAATCACTTAACGGAAGCATCGGTACATTAAAGCAAAATTCAGAAGTTGCAATCGTACCTAGTAAGATGCCTATTACACCTAACTTAAAACTCAATAGTGATCTAAAGAAAAAAGCAGAAGCAGAAATTAATCAAAACGGTGCTAAAGTTAAAGCACTATTTCAAACAGCACCTCAAGCACGTAATGGATTCAATATGTTGTTTACTGTCTTTGTTAATAAAAAGATTGTGTCAGGTGATCTACAAAATTTATACAATGACTTCATTGAATTTGTCACACATAGAAAGATGACTGACTCAATGAGAAACAAACTTATGATGCATTTTGAAGCACATAAAGAAGGCATCATAGGAGCATTTAAAATATGGATTGCTCTATACAATCTTAAACAAAACGTTGTCGAGCAACTTGATAACGCCGCAAAGTCTAGTCCTGTCAAAGGATTCTTAGATGATGGCACTGAAACACACGAAGGTTTTGTTGCTAACGGACTCAAATTTGTTAACAGAATGGGCTTTGCTCGTCAAAATCTAGCCGCCCGAGGCTAACCAACTACCTTATTTTTCTTACAAAGGACTAAATATTAGTATGAATCTCACGGGTGTGAGTTTCAATTTAATAGACGAAGTGCATGGAACGTGTACTTCTAAAACAAAAGGAATAGAAAAATGGCACAATTTACAAAAGCAAATGGTGACTTTAAACCAGTCTTTCACATGGATGCATCATCTTACACTAACGGTGGATTAAATGCATACACAACTGGCGAAGCAGTTAATATACAAGGTCCTAAACTTCAGTTTGGTATCGTAACTTTCACAGGATCTGCGGTAGCGGCTCTACCTGGAGCTGACTTACTTAAAACAATTCAGATAATTCAAGGTAAATCAACAATAGCGATTTATGAAATGGATTCTTCAGGCGGCGCGGCGGCTAACAAGCTAAACCTAGCATTGTACCCAACAGAAGCATGGGACTTTACTAACGGTGGAGACTTAGATGCGGCTTTATCAGCGGCAGGTGCTCTGAACTATGCAGTTACAACTTCTGCTACAGGCGTTACATTTAACTCTAACTAAGTTTTAGTTAATAATTAAAAGCAGACTTCGGTCTGCTTTTTTTTGGCTGGCAATTGAAGTCACTAAATATGTATGTAATTCAATCATTTATATAAGGAGAAAACTTGAATATAATAAATCATTTTATTGATACAATGAAAACGGTGTTGGTCACAAGAGCAACAGATTTTGACGGCAGAAGTAACAGACCAGAGTTCTGGTATTTCACACTATACGCCTGTATAGTAGCAGGTCTACTTATGGCAGTAGACTATTATGTAATAGGACTTACATTCTTTAGTATGTTAGAACCATTTAGTGGAAACAACGACAGTGGAGTGTTAGTAATGTTATTTTTATTTGCGACTTTAGTTCAAAGTATATCACTAACAGCAAGAAGACTACATGACAGAGGTCACAGTGGTTGGTGGCAGTTAGGCTTCATAGTACCAGGATTAAACTTTATAGTTTTTTACTGGACAGTAAGAAGTGCTAAAGATACACCTAAGTACTTAAAGTACAAAAACCCATACGGTAAGTTACCTAAATAACACATTAAATTAATAGCCTCTTTTATTAGAGGCTTTTTTTTGGCTACTAAATAGTAATATGAAAACTATAACTTGTTACACATTATTTGATATTACTCAGACTAATGTTCTCAACAGATCGAAGCCTGTTGGAGACAATCATAAGTTATGGATAGTTCAAAGAAATTCACAAGCAAATTTTGACACTATATTACAATGTGTTAGTTTACGTGCTAATCCAGAAATATTACATTATCCACATAGAGTAGAAGACAATACAGGAAACAACCCATTCGGTTTTTTAATGGAAAAACAAAATATCTATTATTGGAAGTTTGATTTTAAAGTACAAAACAATTCGGTATTTAATGACAGCATAGATTCGTTAGGTTTTCTTACAAAAGATTGCCATGAGATACCTATGTTAACATGCGGAACAGAAAGTGTAGACTTGCCTAGTTTTTTAGACACTACACCTGAGTTAAATAATATATACTTTATGGAGAATGTATGAGAAAGAAGACAAATGTGAATGATGCTAGAGATAAAATTAAACAGATGTTTAAAGCCGAGATGATTAAAGAATTACAACATCTTTATATCAGTAATGATAACAATGGTATTAAAGCATTTGGCAAGTTTAAAATACGCAATCAAAAGAATACTGGATTGTTTACTGTTGCTGAATCTCATTGGGAGAGTTCACCTGAATTTCTCACTGCAAGAAATGCTATGGCATTTTGTGTGTTTCAACATAACAAACAAAGTGAGAATGCATTTAAAGTGTATAAGTTAGACGGACAACTAGGTTCTATTAATTTAGATATTGCTGTTCATACTCGCGGATACAAAACAAAAACAAACGATTTAGACTTGAGACTCATACAATTGACTAAACTACAACATGATTTAGAAAAGAAAAAACAAATTGTAATAAGGTTAGAAGGACTCATAAATACATCTAAAGAACAACAACGTAGAATTTTTGCAGAACATAAGAAGAACCGCTACAAAACTTCCAGAAATTCAGCGGACAACGATAAATACATTATATCTACGACAGATTACTAGGAACTTAATATGAAACTTAATGATTTAAACAAGCAAGAAGTTGCAGTCAAGGCTTTAAAAGAAAACTTTGAAGTTGACTTGAACATCAAAGGCTTGAACAAAAACCAAACTCAAACCATGCACAATAAAGTAAGGAATTTAATTTCTGAAGCAAAAGCATCTAAAAACTTTGGAGCAGAGTATCCATCATACATGAAATTAGTATTCATGGAACAAGCACTCAAAGAGCATTATAAAGTTGCTAAGTCTGCACCAAGAACTAGAGTGATTACTGAGAACGAAGAAGTTAATCGTTCACAAGTTATTCTAGCCGCTCAGGACATGGTAGACTCAGTACAAAAAATGTTAGAAGAAATCTCTGACATGATGGTCAAAGAGATGCCAGCATTAGTAGATAGTGTACAAAGTGAAATCGGTGTTAACGAAGCACAAGCATTCGATCAAACAGCAGGACAAGCACTTGCAGAATTGAATCAGTGTTTAGTATCAGTCAAAGGACAACTTGACCAAGCATTAGCTGGTGTCACAGGCGGAGACGTTGTAGATGCATTTGATGGTGATGTAGATATGGGCATGGGTGACGGCGAAGTTGCAGTAGACGGCATGGACGTTTCAGATCCTGCAGTTGATATCGAAGGTGACATGGGAAGTACTGATATTGATCTTGGTGCCCCGGATGAAGTTGTTGGCGACATCGATGATGTTAACGTAGACGTATCAACAGGACCAGTCGGTAGAGCAAGAAGGTAAAGCACATGAGGCTTTACGAGTTTGTTGATCCTCAAGACGGTAATGCAATGGCAGCCAGTATTGTTGCCGTCTCCAATCAATTACAGCAACATGTAGAAGATGGTTCCATTGATCCTGAAAACTATACAGTTGATGAGTTGCTTGACTTATTTCAAAACAATGATATCATACTTGATGTACAAGACTTGTACACAATGATGGAGAAGCCTCTCCTTAAAAGTGTAGTATCAAACATACAAGGTGACAAGGTAGTCTTTAAAGGACATGAGCCAGTTACTATCAATCCAGACGAAGAAGAATCAGGCAACGATACTGTTGCTAAAATGGCTAGTTCAGCCATGAAAAAAGATCGTTCTGCATACAAAATATAAACCCAATTCACTAGCATCTCAATAACAAATACTTTATAATAACTTATCGAGGCATTAAATACAAGTATGGACGTTACACAAATAGCAAAAGACAAAATCAAATCTCACCTAGTCAAACGTGGCAAAGGTGTAGGTATTCGTATAGGTATTGAAACTACAGGTTGTAGTGGATTTGCATATACGTTAGAGTTTGCAGATAACATCAATGATGAAGACATTCTAAATCAATATGATGATTTTGCAATCTTAGTAGACCCAAAGGCTAATGACATACTTGAAGGAATTACAGTAGACTATCAAAAGAATGGACTTAATGAAGGTTTTGAATTCATTAATCCGCTAGAGAAAGCACGTTGTGGTTGCGGAGAGAGTTTTACAATTTGAATCTAAAAATATCACACTTAGTTGTTAACGGTTGTAGTTATACATATGGACATGGAATAGCAGATCCTATTAAGGATGCTTGGCCATCAATCATAGCAAAACGATTAGGTGTTCCTTTAGTCAATCTAGCCCTTCCTGGACAAGGGAATGATGCGATCAGTCGTAGAACAATGCAATATTTTTACAAAGATTTATTCAATCACAACAATCCTTTTTATATTCATGCATACTCACAATCATCACGTAGAGAAATATATATAGCAGAAGATCAACAGTATTTTATCGTAGGTGGTATGGGTACAGTTACCCCAGTAGAAAAAGAAGTTATCTTAAACTCTGATGATCATTATTATAATTTATTAGAACAGAAAAAACGTCATCTTTGGGCTAGTATTAATAATATGTTAGATACTCACAATGTTCCGCATCTGATGTCTGATTATATGCCGATGACAGACAAGGGCGTAATCGATTTTATTGAGAGACATGAAACAATTCTTATAAATGAATTAGAAATACATCCAGGCAAATTACAAAACTTTAATGAAGTTACAGCACACTTAGACAAGACATCTTGTTTACATGAGACTGAAGAAGGACATCTATATCTTGCAGATTATGTCTGGGAAGAAATTAACAAACGTTATGATAACATCGAAGTTGTAGATTTACCTCATTCAATGTTGCATGATATATTAATTCACACTCCTAAAACACTAGAAGATTTAAAAAGTTCACACCATGAACCAATAAATTATTATCCACTTGATTTTTGTAGAAACGTTTACTACATGCATGAATTGGGAATGGATTATACTCAAAAGAATTGGGCAGGACAACCAGAAAATATAAAAAGAAATTCTAATCCAGTAATAGATATCTACACAAACAGGCGGGCATTACCATAATGATAATAGACAAATATCCATACCAAGAACTAAAGAAAAAGAATATAGACGGTTCACGTAGATATCTTACACCAGACGGAGGCAAACTTCCTAGTGTTACAACGATACTAAGTGCTACTGCATCTGAAGAAAAGAAAGCATCTTTAGACAATTGGCGTAAGAGAGTTGGCTATGCTAAAGCACAAGAGATCACTACAGAAGCCGCAGGTCGCGGAACACGTATGCATAAATGGTTAGAGAACTATGTTCTTAATGATGACATGGGACAGTACGGATCAAACCCATACAGCAAACAAAGTCATATCATGGCACAAGAAATTATCGACAAAGGATTAGTTAATTGTGAAGAATTTTGGGGAACTGAAGTAACATTATACTTCCCTCAAATCTATGCAGGCACAACTGACTTAGTAGGAGTACATGACGGTGATGAAGCGATCATGGATCACAAGCAAACAAATAGACCTAAGAAACGTGAGTGGATCGATGATTACTTTATTCAGATGACTGCTTATGCTGATGCACATAACGAACTATACGGCACAAACATTAAGAAAGGTGTTATCTTTATGTGCAGTAAAGACTTTGAATACCAAGAGTTTATTGTTGAAGGAAAAGAGTTCGACAAGTATCATCAACTGTGGTTAAAGAAGTTAGAGGAATACTACACCAAGTACATCTGAGAAAAGACCTCATTGATTTAAAATCAATGATAAATAAGTATAATCAAAGGAAAAGATTAGACTTATGAGCATTATACAAATCTCTAAAATTCAACAAAGGGCTGGTAACTTAGTTGACTTACCACAATTAGACGAAGCAGAAATCGGTTTCGCCAGTGATGCGAAAAGGGTATTCATAGGTAAAACTACAAGCGGTCTAGAAAACATCGAAGTACTAACTTCTTATTCAGATATTACTTTTAGTCAGATCGATGGTGCTGTTGGCAACTTAAACATATCAAACTCATCTGTTGCTAACGGACAAGTACTTACTTATGACGGAACTAATTGGGTAAACAGAGGTGGAGCCGCAGGAGGCTTAGTTGATCTCGGTGAGATTAGTAATGTTCAAATAGACGGTGGTTCAATTGGATATACAATTGAAACCGATGGCCTAGGAAATCTTTCTTGGACTCCTAAAGGAACAATCACAACAAATATTGAAGATGTATCACAGGCTAATCCTGGTGTCATTACTTCAACAGCAGAAAACTTTTTAACATCAGGACAAGAAGTTACGATCACTGGTGCAGTTGGTATGACTCAATTAAACGGTGGCACGTATTACGCCAACGTTTTAACTGCAAATACATTCTCGTTATATTCTGATACATCATTAACGACTCCAGTAAACACTACATCATTTACTGACTATTCATTTACAAGTGTAACAGCAACAGCAACAGCAACTAATCAGATTACTGTTGGAGCATCTGGTATCTTTGCATTAAATATTCCTGTAAGATTTACAGGTGATGTAACCGGTACTACATTAAATATCTCCAATACTTATTATGTTAATTCTAAGCCCGGTGGTACAACAATCACAATTTCTGATACTGTATTTGCAAATGGTGTTGCCGGCCCTATTAAAGCATTAACAAGTGCAACAGGTCTTGTTGCAAACGTATATGGTACAGGTGGACGAGCAGTTGCGGCAGTAGGTGGCGGATCAGGCGGATCAGCGGCATCAGGTAGCAACACAAGTGTTCAATACAATAACTCAGGTGTCGAAGCCGGTGACGGAGATTTTACTTGGGACTTTAGTGCAGGAAAAACTCTCACAGTTAACGGTAATGCAAATGTAGGAAACTTAAATGCAACTACATCAGTAACTTCATCTAGGTTGATTTCAAACGTAGTAACAGGCACGACTCCGATCGTTGTATCTTCTACAACACGTGTAGCAAACTTAAGTGTTGCTTATGCAAACGTAACAGACAACAGTGTAGTAGGTAATCTTACTACAGGAAACTATTTCCCATCTTTAGTATCTTCATCAGGTACAGGTAACAAAGCATTAAATGTAAGCGGAAGTTATACATTTGATACAGCCAATGCAAAATTAGCATTAGGTAATTTAGCGGCAACTTATGATGTAGCCGCATCAACATTCACAGGAAGTTTAACAACAGCCGCACAGCCAAATGTCACATCTTTAGGAACATTAACTGGACTCGGTGTTAACGGAACAATCACTGCTTCAGCAATAACAGCAAACACAGGCTTGTTTACAGGTGACGGCGGTGGCTTATCTAATATAGTCGGAGCAAATGTAACAGGTAGTGTTCCGAGTGCAACAAGTGCAACAACTGTAACTCTTCCTGCTCAAGCAAACATTACTTCTGTAGGAACATTATCAGGATTAACAGTTACTGCAACTATTACTGGCTCGGTTAGTGGCTCTGCCGCAACTGCTAGTTTAGCAACGTTTGCAACTACAGCAAATGCAGTAGCAGGTGCTAACGTAAGTGGTACTGTAGCAAGTGCTACTTTAGCAACGTTTGCATCCACTGCGAACGCAGTAGCCGGAGCAAATGTAAGTGGTACTGTAGCAAGTGCAACTAGTGCAACAAGTGCAACGACTGCAACGACTGCAGGTACAGTAACAACAGCCGCACAACCAAATATAACATCAACGGGTACTTTGACATCACTTACTGTCAGCGGTGCGTTAAACGTAATGTCAGGCACTCTTACAGCAGATACTTTGACTACTGGTGCATCAGGCACAGCAGGTGTAATTACAGGTAACTGGTCACTTTCATCAGGCTCTCGTCTATCAGCAACTTATGCGGATTTGGCTGAGTACTATAAAGGTGAAAAAGCCTATGAAGCAGGCACGGTAGTATGTTTCGGTGGAAGTGCAGAAGTTCATGTATCAGAAGAAAAATGCAGTAAACGAGTTGCTGGCGTTGTATCTACTAATCCAGCATACTTAATGAACTCAACATGTTCAGGTATCCCAGTTGCAGTAGCACTACAAGGTCGAGTACCATGTAAAGTAACAGGCAAATGTGAAAAAGGAGATGTCATGGTAAGTGCTGGAGACGGTACTGCAACTGCTTGGTATAATGTTGCCACTATCATGCAACCTGGTGTTGTTATCGGTAAATCTATCGAAGACAAAAATGATGCAGAAGAATCTGTAATCGAAGTAGCAATCGGCAGATTGTAAAGCCCTAAATCTATACAATAAGATAAATACATTTGATTGTTCTCGTTTATCGAAAACTCAATAAACAATCTCATGCGGTGTATATTCCCACCGAACGTGTGACCTAGAACGTCTTAACTAATTTCTTAGGAGAAAAATAAAATGGCG